GTGGGTGGAGGCGCGGGCGCCCGGCCTTGCGCCCGCGGCAACTGTTACACCTCGTGTCACGCACTGCCTTCCCCGGCAGCCAGCGGTAGTGTGTTGGAGCTTGATCGTGGTGGCAGTAGTCGCAGCGCACGCGGTAGGGCGAGGACAGAGACGCCAAGGTTAGTCGATGCGCTTGTTGGCGAGCATAGGCGAGGGTCTGACGCTTGGCGCGCGTCTCGGGTCGCGCTGTGCGCCGGTGGCATGGAGTGCATGTCGTATCCCTTGGCGCGTAGTCAGCCGGGTCGCGAAGTAACCCGCAAGTAACACAGCAACGGCGAAGGTCAAGGTGTTTAGGTAGCATGGCAATGAGACAGTGTGGCACGGCGAAAGGTTCAAATAAGGCGGGTTTTAGGCGGATTAGGCAGGCGATCAGGCAAATAAGGCGGATGATTAGGCGGGTTATATGGTTGATTAGTATACAAGAAGCCAGTTTAGGCGAGTTTCGCCGACAAGCACACGCAAGTATTCACAAGCAGGCAGCGATGCACGCAACACGGCAGCACTAGTGTCGATGTGCAAATACTTGTTTGTCTATTCGGGATACATATAGATATAGTCTTTTATGGATTAGTCCTTATGGATCAACGCTACTTATTAGGCGGATGTTAGGCTGGAAAGGCAAACTGGCTTCTTGCGTTCCTCGCCGCACCCCACTGCTCCACCTCGCGCTACACCCCAATCCCTCGGCGATATACGCCTAATCTGCCTTATACCTTATGTATCAATGCATTGCGTATGCCATGCCTCGCAGCGCGGCACGCCTCACGCCACATCCCGCCGCAGCGCGCCACATCCAAGCGAATCGCGCCAAACAGCGGCGCGGGGAGGCGTTGGGGGCAGCGAACCCGCGGGCCGGCGTCATGTCATCCCCCCTCGCACACCGCGAGCCATTTTCCCGACTCTGTAAAGAAATTGACAAAAAATTAGGCAAGTGTAAAGTGCTTGACATACCCCGCGGGTAGCCCCGCTTGACAAGACGTGCCACACTAGAAATATGCGCACCATTCTCGGCAATAGCACTTTCGGCCCGCTCCGTGTCATCTCTTCCGACAGGCAGACTGCGACATTGCCGCTGATACCGACGAGTCCCTACTACACAGGGTCGCCCATCAGGGGCTTCGGCCCTACACGGCAACTCCTGACAGTGGAGCCGTTCCGCTTGGCGCCTTGGTTGACACTCGAGATATGCGAACAGGAGTTGGACATTCAAAGAGGGAAGGAATCATGAGCGACCAGCAACAAGAAGGCCAGGTGGAGCGCCGTCACCCGTCTCCCGGTATGGGCGACTCTTATATCTGCCGCGGAGAAACAGATCCCTGGGATGGGTGGATACCGGTGCATGACGAGCCGCTGAATATTCTGCCGCCGGGGGAGATTACTTTCCGCCCACCTGTTATCCCTTCCGCGCCGTATCGAGGCGGTACCACGGCGTCGCCTGCGCCCGGGCGATGCAATTGGTGTGGAGACTTTCATATCCCCGTCTCGCTGTGCCCGAAGCTCCAGGAGATCGAGTATCACGAGAACGGCACCGTCAAGCGCGTGGTGATGCGGTGACCATACCTGCCGAACGCACGCGCGCGGTACTCGCCGGAGAGGACTTCTTGGTGGATCTGTTGACACCAGCCAAAACCCCAAGGGTGCCGAAAGCGATACGGGAGCGGGCGCGGCGCGTGCTGCGCCACTACCCGGGGCGTATCAACATGAAGCTGACTGCGCAGCGTTGCCCGGAGATCTGGGGAGCAGTGGAATGACCGAACTCACCCGCCAAGCCGAGCGCCTCGCCGCGCTCCCGGCCGCCTACAAGTCCCAGCACGAGCGCCTCGCCTATGAACTCGCGCTGAAGCTCGACGACTCCGGGGAGATCTTCGCCCGGCACGGGTATAACGGGGAGCAGGCCCTTGCCCTTCTTGAGACCAAGGAGTTCCCGGCGCTGCTCGAGCGCGTCGTGGAGGAAGTACGCGAGAAGGGTCTCTCGTTCCGCGCGAAGGCGCGCGTGATGGCGGAAGATCTGCTCCAGCATGGCTATGAGATCGCGACCGACGAACTGGCCTCCGCGGCCGTGCGGGCGGACCTGATACAATGGATGGCTCGGGTCGCGGACCTCGAGCCGGCCAAGAAGGACGGGAAGGACGTCGGCGCCGGAGGGGGGCTGCACCTGTCGATCACCTTCGCCGGCCAGGCGCCGCAGACGGTCACCACCGGGCGCGAGCCCATCACCCTAGAGGGAGAATAGCATGACAAGTTATGGCTACGACTGGAAGTATTTGAGCGTGTGCTTGCTCGTAGGAAAGCACAGTTGGTTTGAACTGGCTCTTGACGTAAGCGAGCACGGCGTCGATATTATCTTCGGCACGTTCCACGTTACCTTGCATATCTGGGCCGGTTGGAACTAAACTCGTGCGGGGGCTGAAGTTTTGCGCGCGATATGTCCTGCCGCCTCTCTTGGTAGCATTGGGTATATTTGCGGCAGGACTGTTGTTTTGCGTAATCTTCGCATCACGTTCCTTGGGAGACTGGATCAATGTCGAAGATAATGGAAAAAATCTTTAGCGTAGTTTATGCCGCATGCATCCTGATGCTCTTTTATGCGCTATATCAGTTTGTCAGCCAACCAAAGGAAACACAGTTCCAGCAGCCGCGGCAGAAACTGTACTACAAATATGTCCCACCTAATATATCTCGCTCGGCCGCTGAGGTAGTGTGGGCGGATTCGTCCGAAGAAATTGGGAAATTGTGTGACATCCCAGGGGCCTATGGATGCCGGATCAAAGACGCAGAAGGCGAAAGAATCATCGCGCCGCGGCCGCGGAATTTTAATGACCTTCCGGCATTGCAGACCCTCGGCCACGAGTTTCTGCACACGCTCGGCGCACAACACGACTAGGAGATAATTATGCCTCTCAACAAATCTGGTAGCAAGAAAGCAGTCGGTGCGAACATCGAGACCGAGATGGCCCACGGCAAGCCTCGGAAGCGGGCGATCGCGATCGCCCTCTCTACGCAGCGCCGCGCTCGCGGTGTGCCTTCGAAGAAACGTGCTTACTGATGAGTGCTCGCGTCTTCATTCACCCGCGTTATCATGACGGCCCCGCCGTCGGCGCGCTCGAGGCCGGGCTCGTGGCGGCAGGATTGGACTGCACGAATCTCGGCGTGAGTCCGCCGGACTCGCGCGGGCGCAAGGAACTCGTGCGCACGCTCGGCCCCGGCAAGACCGGCGGGCTCGTGCTCGAGCGCATGGACGGGACGCAGTACACGCACATCGCCGGTTGGCCCGCACCACAAGGGCCGGAGGCCGCGTGATAAATCTCGACATCAAGTTCCCCCCGACGATCAGTGCGTTCATGCAGTGCGACGCACGGCATCGGGACATCATGGGGCCGTTCCGCTCCGGGAAGAGTTCGGGCTCCGTAGTGGAGGTCGTGCGGCGGGCCACGATGCAGAAGCGCGGACCGGACGGCTACCGGAGATCCCGCTGGATGGTGACGCGGAACACGATGCCCCAGCTCCGGGACACCACGATCAAGACGTGGATGTCATGGTTCCCGAACAAGTCCATTGGGTATTACAAGGAGACGGGGAAGACATACTTCATAGAGATCGACGACATCCGCGCCGAGGTCATGTTTCGCGCGATGGATACGCCTGAAGACGTGGGGAACCTGCTCTCGCTCGAAGTGACCGGCTGCTACTTCAATGAGAAGCGCGAGATCCCGCGGGAGATCATCGAAGGTGTTCACGGTCGAATCGGTCAGTATCCTTCCATGAAGGACGGCGGTCCAAGCTGGTACGGGGATTGGGGCGATACAAACCCGCCCGAGGAAGGCTCCTATCTTCAACGCATGTACGAGGGACTCGATCCGGATGACGGCAAGACCAAGTTACCGAACGACTGGGCAGTATTCAAGCAGCCCGGCGCGATGCGGAAGACCCCGGAGGGCTACGTGTTGAACCCCCTCGCGGAGAACCTGGAGAATCTGATCCCGGACTACTATCAAGACCTGGTAAAGGGGAAGACGGAAGACTACATCCGAGTCAACGTGCTCGCGCAGTACGGGCGCTCGAAAGGTGGCCGCCCGGTGCACCCCACGTTCGATCGCGAGCTGCACGTCGCGAAGTCACCAATCATTCCCAACCGGGAACTGGTTCTCCTCGTCGCGGCCGACTTCGGGCTTACGCCGGCGATCGTGCTGAAGCAACAGGACGCCTTCGGGCGCGTGCTGACGCTGGATGACATCACGTGTTTCGATATGGGGCTCGAGCGTGCGATCGAGACGCGTCTTCTGCCGCTCCTCGCCAAGAAGTACAAGGGTGGTGCAAAGAACGGCGAGTATGAGATACTCGTCACCGGCGACCCGACAGGGGAGACTGGAGCACAGTCCGACGAGACTTCCTGCGTGGATATTTTCCGCGAGTACAAGCGCCACTTGGGGAAGATCAAGATGGCATCGAGTAACTCCCCGGTCGCGCGCCGTGCGGGCACCGATCACTTCCTCGCGATGCAGGGGAAGCCGGCCTACTTGGTCGACCCGGGCTGCGAGGCGACGATCGCCGCGCTCTCGGGCGGGTTCATGTACAAGAAGCACAAGGACGGACGCCACTCCGAGGAGGTCGACAAGAATGACCACTCGCACATTGGCGAGGCGAACGAGTACGGGGATCTGTACTTCCACGAAGGACGGCGCCGGAAGGCCGAGCATTTGCACCAAGAGCAGAGCTGGGATGAGGCCCGCCGAGGGCAAGTCCAGCAATCGAACCACTACGCAATGCCGAGGTAATGACCAATGGCCGACGAGATCGTACTGAGCGAAGAAAAACTGAAGCAGTTTGGGCAACGGTTGTTTTCAAAATGGGAACAGCACCGCGACGATCGGAAGGCCGCCGAGGACCACTGGCTTCAGAATCTGCGGCAGTTCCGCGGGATTTACGATCCCGAAGTCATCATCCCGAAGAATCGCTCGCGCGCGTACCCGAAGGTCACGCGCTGGAAAGTGATCGGCACGATCGCGCGACTGATGCAGATGCTGTTCCCCCAGTCCGAGAAGAACTACGGGATCAACGCGTCACCATTGCCGAATCTCTCGAAGGCACAATTGCAGGAGGTGCTCGATGCGCTTGTCGCGAAAAAGGCCGAAGAGCAGCAGATCGCCCCGGAGCAGGTTGAATGCACAGACGAACAGATCGAAGCTGCGATCAGCGAATACGCGAAGGGCAAAGCCGCGCGGATGGAACTGAAGCTCGACGACGACCTGCAAGAGATGGAGTACATCACGCTGGTCCGTAGGGTCGTGTTCAGCGCGGTGCTCTACAACATCGGCATCCTCAAGGGGCCGATGCACGTTCCGTATCAAGCGCGAACATGGACGCGCAACGTCAGCACCGGACTTTATGAAGCTGTGGAAGTGCAGAAGCTGAAGCCGCTGCTCGAGTTCCTGCCGGTATGGAACTACTACCCGGATATGAGTGCGACGGCGCTGAACAAGCAGGACGGTACGTTCGAGCGCCACGTCATGAACCGGCGCCAGGTCGAGGATCTCGGCAAGCGCGCGGACTTTAGGATGGCGGCAATCGACCAGTGGCTGCACGATAACAAGTCGGGGAACCACCAACAGTTGCATTGGGAGACTGCTCTTTCACAGGAGCCGAAGAGTGATCGGAGCAACGTCAAGCTGGGCGACGGGAAGAAGTACGTCGTACTCGCCTACTGGGGTGATGTCACAGGGCATGAACTGCGCGAGGCCGGCGCGACAATAGCCGAAGCAGATCTCGCGAAGACCTATCACGGAAACATATGGTTGCTCGACAACGTCGTCATCAAAGCGCGCATCGCGGTACTCGGCGACGAGGCGCGGATGCACCACGAGTTCATGTTCGAGGAAGATGACTTGTCACTATTGGGCAACGGCCAGTGCGATACGCTGCGTGACTCACAGCTTTCGATCTGCGAATCTGCCCGCATGGCGCTCGACGAAGCGAGTATCGGCGGCGAGAATCTGGTCGTCAACAAAGAGAAGCTCACACCCGGGCATAACACCGATCCGGCTTCCTACAAAGTCTGGGTCGAGGAGAGCGAAGGCGTCGCGGCCCAGACGCCGGCCGTACGTGCGCTCGTGCGACAGAGCCGCTTGGGCGATCTGATGCTCATGGTACGGATGTTCCGCGAGTTCGCGGATAGCGAGTCGGGCCTCCCGCCGCCATCTCTCGGGGACACCTCCGGGGGCGGCTCGGAGGCGCTCCGCACGTCGAAGAACGCGAGCATGTTCTTGGGCGCTGCGGCGCTTCCAATCCGCGATACGGTGCGGAATTTCGACTCGTTCACGATCTCAGTCATGGGCGCGCTCGTCAAGTGGAACATGCGCTACGATCCGAACGAGTCCCGCGACGGAGATTTCGACGTCATCGCGCGCGGGTCGACGAGCCTGATCGCGAAGGAGGTCCAAGGCCAGCAACTCGATGTATTCTCGGCGGCGTTGACCGAGGAGGAACGCGCGCACATCAAGACGCGAAAACTTCTCGAGGCGAAGGCGAAGGCACACGACATCCCGACCGAGGAGTTGTTCGAAACGCAGGCGGATGCCGAGAAGAAGATCGCTTCGGCGCAAGCTGCCCAGCAGCGGATGGTACAGTTGCAGGGCGATGAGATCGAAGCCAAGGTGAATGATCTCATGGCGAGCGCGTTCAAGAAGGTGCTGGAAGGGCAGGCGGCCAAGACCGGCGCCACGGTGGAAGTCGTACAAACCATACTCGAGGGGTTGACCAATAATGGCAAGGGAAGCGGAACTGGAACTGCAACAGAAGGTGCATAGGCACCGGCTCGACGAGGGCCTGCGAGCCTTGCGCGAGTTGGTGATGCTGCGCCGGGACGCAGTGAACGCGAGCTGGATCGACTCGGCTGGCGAGGAGCTGCTGCAATATCAAGGCGAAGCTCGCGTGTTGCGGAAACTGCTTCGCCTGATGGATGAACAACCGATCAAACAAGGAGAATGACAATGGCACAAACAGAGGCAGTAGTGGAAGACAAGGACGACTGGGATAAAGCGTTCGACGCTGCCGCGATTGAGGGGGCGGAGAAAGTCCAGACCGCGCCGGTGAAGGAAGAAGGCAAGGAAGAAGTCAAGGAAGAAGGCAAGGAAGAAGTCAAGGAAGAAGGCAAGGAAGAAGTCAGGGAAGAAGGCAAGGAAGAGAGTCCCGAGGAGAAGGCCACACGCGAAGCTGCCGAAGAAAAGGCCGCAGCGGACGCCAAAATGAAGGCAGACGCAGATGCGCAGGCTACAGCGGAAGCAAAAGTGCGCTCCGACGCGGAAGCAAAGGTAGCTGCCGAAGTCAAAGCGAAGGTGGACGCCGATGCGAAAGCTGCGGCGGATGCCGATCGCAAGGCGAAAGCCGAGGTGATGTCTAAGCCTTATGAGCCTACGAGCGAAGAAAAAGCCGCGCTGGATGT